ACTGGTGCTAGCACTGCTAACACTGCTGTAAACGGTATCTTCGACCTCAGCACTGATGCTGACGGACGTTGGTCTGCTGAGAAGTTCAAAGGTCTGTTGGTACAACTTGACCGTGAAGCAAACGTTATCGCGAAAGAAACTCGTCGTGGTAAAGGAAACGTTGCTATCGTCTCTTCTGACGTTGCTACTGCTCTTGTTGCTTCTGGCATGCTGGACTACGCTCCTGCAATCGCTGCTAACCTGCAAGTAGATGATACTGGCAACACCTTTGCTGGTGTTCTGAACGGTCGTCTGCGTGTATACATCGATCCATATGCCGTCAGCGACTATGTCACTGTTGGTTACAAAGGAACAAACGCTTATGACGCAGGTATATTCTACTGCCCATACGTTCCTCTGCAAATGGTTCGTGCTGTTGGCGAGAATGACTTCCAACCACGTATCGGATTTAAGACGCGTTATGGTATGGCGTCTAATCCTTTCGTTGGTGCTACACCTGCGAACGGTCTTGCTACTTCAAAGACCAACCAATACTACCGCATCTTCCGCGTAGACAACCTGATGGTTTCTGCATAAGTCGATTGTAGTACGGTAGAAAGATCTGGACGTCTTCGGGCGTCCAAACCTTCCCTACCTTGGGACCAAAACCTAGAATAAATATAACAGGTTTATGACCCGCATCTCGGTGCGGGTTTTTTTATGTCTGTAAATCAAGGGGTCAAAACCTCCAAAAAGATGAAAAGTAAAAGGGCGTCGCAATTTTCGCGGCATAAAATTTAGGTCTCGAAAGTTCGTGTTGACATTTCATCCTAAATAGAGATAATAGAGAGAGTTAAGTCGGGGAATACAAATGGACGGACCAGCAAATTTATTTCAACCAACGGGATTTAAAGTAATCATAGATCGCAAGAACTATGGCAACTTGGAATTCTATGTACAGGCAGTTACACATCCAGGAGCGTCATGCCCTGCTGTGGAAACACCAGTAAAGCGCATACAGAGCGTACCAATGCCTGGAGGTCAGATGGAGTTCGGTGAACTTACCATGGACGTCCTGCTTGATGAGAAGATGCAGTCGTACACAGAGATGTACAACTGGATGTTGCGAAGTGTTAATAGTCCAATGATCACAAAGCGTGATGACTTTGGAGGCAATACATCTTCCCAACCGAGTTACTCAGACATAACCATTGTTGCTCTTACGAGTCACAACAACACCAGTATCAGATTCAAATACGTTGATGCGCTGCCAGTTTCTGTTGGTGACATACGTTTTGAAGCAACCAACCAGTCAGTGGAATATGTAACATTCCCTGCCTCCTTTAGATTTTCCTACTTTGAGATAGTTGAATAATATATGGATTTAGATGGTATCCTCGCCCAATGGGCAACGGACTGTGAGATCGGACATAACCTAGATGTGGCATCACGTGAGACACCAAAGTTACACGGACAATACCTTGGTTATTATATACAAGCAAAACTTCTGATGAAACGAGCAGAAGATAAGCAACAAACCCTCCTCAAGAATAAGTTCCTGTGGTACAATGGCAAGATGTCCCAAGACGAGGTTGTCGACCTTGGTTGGGAACCAGACCCATTCAATGGTCTCAAGATCATGAAGGGTGACCTGTCGTACTATTATAACAGCGACCCAGAGATACAACAAAGCGAAGCAACCGTTGTGTATTACAAGTCGATGGTTGAAGCACTGAAGGAAATTATCGACTCCCTCAAGTGGCGTCACCAGACAATCGGTAATTCTATCCGCTGGAAGCAGTTCGAAGCAGGTGCCTAAATAGCAGGAGACATTCTCCTATAGGCATTTGTAATGGCAACACTCACTGTTAAACTACTGAACCACGCCAACATGTTTGTTGACTGTGACGCTGGTATCCGCGCAGAACTCTCTGAGTATTTCGCGTTCATGGTTCCAGGTGCCAAGTTCATGCCCGCATTTAAGCGCAAGCAGTGGGACGGTAAGATCAGACTCTTCAACGGAGTCACTGCTGAACTGAACGTTGGACTCTATACCAAACTCTGCAAGTTTGCTGCTGACCGACACTATCACATCCAGATGGAAGACAGCGACTATGGTCTGCCAACAGCAAGGAACAAAGTCGACCACCAACACTTGGTAGCATCACAGGCGATGTGGAAGATGCCTTTCCCGCCTCGCAAGTACCAGTACGATGCAATCACTCACGGTATCGCGAACAAGCGTTGTATCCTGCTGTCCCCAACTGGTTCGGGTAAGTCGTTCATCATATACAACCTGATGCGCTGGTACTTGGACGGGTATGATAAAGCAGTCCTTGTCGTTGTGCCGACGACCTCCCTCGTGGAGCAGATGTATAAAGACTTCGCTGACTATGGCATGGACGTTGACACCGAAGTGCATAAGATCTACTCGGGCAAGGACAAGAAGACGACCAAGAGAGTCATCGTCACTACATGGCAGTCAGTGTTCAGACTTGGACCAGATTGGTTCGATGCCTTTGGTTGCGTGTTCGGTGATGAGTGTCACCTGTTCAAAGCAAAGTCCCTCGCGACTATGATGAACAAGTGTAGCGAAGCAGAGTATCGATTCGGCACCACTGGTACACTGGACGGCACACAGTGTAACAAGTTGGTACTTGAGGGACTATTTGGTCCAACAAAGCGTGTCACGTTCACTAGAGACTTGCAGGACAACGGTACACTCGCCCGACTGAAGATAGACATGCTTATGCTTGACTATTCAAAGGAGATGCGTATACTTAATAGAGATCGAAATTATCAGGAAGAAGTAGACTTCCTCGTTGGTTACGAACCGAGGAATAAACTGATACGCAACATTGCGTTGACTCAGACTGGCAACACTTTGGTACTGTATCAGTTTGTAGAGAAGCATGGTGAGATACTGTACAAGATGATCAAGGAGAAGAACGATCAGGTGTTCTATGTGCACGGTGGAACGGACGTTTCCGATAGGGAAGCAATCCGTGGTATCGTTGAGCGTAGTGAAGGTGCCATAATCGTTGCCTCCATGGGTACATTTAGTACAGGCATCAACATCAAGAACCTGCACAACATTGTATTTGCTTCACCATCAAAGTCACAGGTGAAGGTACTGCAAGCAATTGGCAGGGGACTTCGTAAGGCAGAGAACGGACAGGACACAAAGTTGTATGACCTATCCGATGACTTGTCCAACAAGTCCAAGAAGAACTTTACTCTGAAGCATGCAGAGGAAAGAGTTAAGATGTACAACAAAGAGAAGTTTGAATTCGATATACACAAGGTAATCCTATGAGCATAGAATTAGAAATAGAGAAAATTATACAAATCAAACTAAGCACTGGCCAAGAGATCATTGCACAATCAATCGAAGTTGATACCGAGGACTCATTCGTTATCAGTCATTCGCTTGAAATGGTTGCTGTTGAGTATGATGATGACGAGATACAGTTGAATAAGTCGTACTACATCTTGCGTCCGTTTGTTTCATATCCTGAAGCACTGGATGTTGTTGTTTCTATCAACCCGAATGCGATCGTATGTATTAACAAACCAAGCAAGAAGGTCATCGAGCAGTACGCCAGTTCTTGTGACGCCATACAGGAGATGTTGGTCGACGACAACCCTGTTGACGATGGTACTGATAGCGACCCCACACCAAGAGGCAATATACTTTCGTTCCCGCCCAAACTACTGACTGAAGATTGACATTACAATCCCTTTCGTGTAGAATAGAGTTCTACCGTATGAAACAATGGAATAAATTATGAAACCTAGCGAACGCCCACATTATGTCAATAATGCCCTGTTCTCACAATCAGTCGTAGATCATGTGCTATCTGTCCGTGAGGCAGAAGCAGCAGGAGAAAAGATACCACAGATGCCACGTTACGTTGCTGAGTGCTTTCTGAAGATCTCTGAAGGATTGTCACACAAGTCTAACTTTGTGAGGTACACCTATCGTGAAGAGATGGTCATGGATGCTGTTGAGAACTGTCTCCGCGCATGCAAGAACTATAACATCGAAGCAGCAACACGCAAGGGCAAACCAAATGCGTTTGGATACTTCACCCAGATTGCTTGGTATGCTTTCCTTCGACGCATCAAGAAAGAGCAGCGTCAACAAGATGTCAAATTGAACTATCTTGCTGAGTCTGGTCTGGAAGAGTTTATGGTTGACCCGAATGAAGATCCACAGGTCGCCAAGGCAGTACAATCATTCGTTGATAACCTGCGACGCAGGATTGACGATGTCAAAGATAACGATACCAAGATAAAAGACTATAAGAAGAAAATGGTAACAAAGCGTACAGTGAGAGTTGATTCTGACCTCTCTGCTTTCTTCGAGGAATAGTAATGAAAATCGCCATACTGAATGATACACATTGCGGTATCAGGAACAGCAGTGACATTTTTATAGAGTACCAAGAACGCTTCTACAACGAGGTGTTCTTCCCCTACCTGAACGACAACGGTATCACCCAGATACTGCACTTGGGTGACTACTATGAGAACCGTCGATTCATAAACTTCAAGGCACTGAACAGCAACCGCAAAGTGTTTCTTGAGCGATTACGTTCTGATGGTATCACCATGGATATAATTCCAGGGAACCACGACACCTATTACAAGAACACAAACGACCTAAACTCCCTGAAGGAGTTGCTGGGTCACTACATGAACGAAGTCAACATCGTACAGGACTGTTCTGTTCTTGACTATGATGGTATGAAGGTTGGTCTTGTTCCGTGGATCTGTCCTGAGAATGAACAAGAGTGTATGGACTTCCTTGTCAACTGTAAGGCAGATGTCATTGGCGGTCACTTCGAACTCAATGGGTTTGACATGCTGCGCGGTGTGCCTTGTACACACGGTATGTCTGCTGAAAATCTGCACCGTTTCGAGTTGGTTCTGTCTGGCCACTACCACGTTAAGTCAAACCAAGACAACATCCACTATCTTGGTTCGCAGATGGAGTTCTTCTGGAATGATGCTCACGATGATAAGTTCTTCCACATCCTTGATACGGATACTCGCGAATTGCTTCCTGTACAAAACCCACTGACATTGTTCCAGCGCGTCTACTATGATGACACGAAGAATGATTACAGCGAGTATGACACTGCTCGGTTCGACAAGCAATTTGTCAAGGTTGTTGTCATCAAGAAAGCAGACTCGTTCACGTTCGATCGATTCCTTGATCGCATACAACAGCGTGACACATATGACCTCAAGATACAAGAGGACTTCTCCGAGTTTGAAGGTACAAACGTTGCTGACGATGGACTTGAGGTCGAAGACACTTCTTCACTTCTCAGCGCATATGTCGATAATGTCGAGACTGTACTCAACAAGGAACGTATTAAAAGTGAAGTCCTTGACCTCATGACTGAAGCACAATCACAGGACGTTGTTTAATGATTATTTTCAAGACCATCCGATACAAGAATTTCTTATCAACGGGAGATAACTGGACGGAGATATTCCTGAACAAAAGTGATCATACACTGGTCGTTGGTCAGAACGGTTCTGGTAAGTCGACTATGCTGGATGCCATATCATATGGTCTGTTTGGTAAGTCACACAGAAGCATAAGCAAGGCACAGTTGGTAAACTCTATCAACAACAAGGGCATGCAGGTTGAGGTTGAGTTCGCCATAGGCAAAAAAGAGTACAAGGTCGTGCGCGGTATCAAACCAGTCAAGTTTGAGATCTATGCCAATGGTACGATGATCAACCAGAACTCGCATAACAAAGAGTATCAGAAAGTCCTCGAGCAGAACATCCTCAAGTTGAACCACAAGACCTTCCACCAAGTGGTTGTACTCGGTTCCTCATCGTTCGTGCCATTCATGCAGTTGTCTGCTCTGAATCGTCGTGACGTGATTGAAGACCTGCTGGACATCGGTGTGTTCTCGAAGATGAACGGTCTACTCAAAGAGAAGAACGCAACGTTGAAGGAACAGGTCAACACTGTGTACCACAAGATCGCTATCAACGAAACCAAGACTGACTCGCAGAAGAAATACATCCGAGATATTTCGAAGTTGAATCACGATGCCAAGAAACAGAAAGACGACTACATTGCCGAGACTACTGCTGAGATCGAACAACTCGTTGGTGAGAATGCGACCAACCAAAGCAAGGCGAATGATATCAGTCTGGAGATAACTCCGCTATTGGAAGAGCAGCGCAAGCAACTCGCCCGACTCAATGGTTTCGAGTCAGAGTTCAATACAAAGATCAAAGCATTGGTCAAGACTGCTAAATTCTATGAGGTGAATGATCACTGTGAGACCTGCGACCAAGACATCGACGTTTCCCTGAAGGAAAGTAAACTGAAGACAGCAAAAGAGCAAGCAGCAGAGTTACAGTCTGCTGGTGCAGAGGTTGCAACCTCCCGTGATGAGGTGACTGTTAATATTACAGAGTACGAGTTGAAGATGAGGGAGGTTCAATCTCTGTTAACGAATGTACAGGGCAATCTTCAGACTATCGCGACACACAATAAGAACATAGAAAAGAATCGCGCTGACATTGCTTCCCTGAGTGGTGGTGCGTCTGACCTCGCAACTGCGAATAACGAATATGACGTGCTCATGAAAGAGTATCACGAGTTGATGGATCACCGCAACACGATGAATGACCAAGCAGCATATAATACGGTCATCTCTGAGATGCTCAAAGACAGTGGCATCAAGACTAAGGTGATCAAGCAGTACCTGCCTGTCATCAACAAACTGGTTAATCAGTACCTGTCTATCCTCGACTTCTATGTCCACTTCGACCTTGATGAAAAGTTCGAAGAAACTATCCGTTCGCGTCACAGGGATTCATTCTCATACGCATCTTTCTCCGAGGGAGAGAAGCAGCGCATCGACTTGGCATTGTTGTTCACGTGGAGGCAGATTGCCAAGATGAAGAACAGCATCAGCACCAACCTGTTGATACTGGACGAAACCTTTGACTCTTCTCTGGACGAGTCTGGTATTGATAACCTGTTGAAGATCATCCACACGTTGGGCGATGACACCAACGTGTTCATTATCTCGCACAAGGGTGAAATATTAGAAGGCAAGTTTGCTGCCAAGATCGAATTCGCCAAAGTGAAAAACTTCTCTCAGATCAAGAAGGTGTCTAATGAGCAAATCTAAAAAATACAAACCAAAGCGTGAGAAATATAATGACCTGTCAACGCTTTATAATGAGATGAGAGCAGCAAAGGTCAAGATCCTATACTTCAACGGAACCCTCATCGAAACAAAGCACCAGCGATGGGGTCTGTTCGAAGGTAGACTGACGATGTGGGATTTATAGTTGACATCCCAATCCGTTTCTTATATAATATATGCTCTACTCGAGGAACAACAATGAATATAGTAACAATAGGTGGTCGCTCTTGGGAGAAGAGCATTGGTGATGAGGGACAAGATGTATATGTTGCCCTGTTCATCGAAGACTCCGAAGCACTCAAAGGTCAATACCCAGACGAAAGTCACTTCGACATTGTCGTTGACCAAGACGCAGACTTCTACATGCCATCCACTGGTGTTGAAGACGAAGGACTGAACGAAGATCGAATTGCTTTCAAGTTCCGTAAAAACATTTTCACGCAAGAAGAACAAGACGGTGCATATGCTGGTCTGTTCGATGCTGCTATTGAATCAAACAACAGAGGCATGGCAGCGGGACCACGCGAAGAGTCTCAGGGCAATCGCGACTGGGTCACGCAGTACCAGATCAATGTTCTGACTTGGTTCGAAAACGGACAACCACCAAACATTGATGGGTCTGAACCTCTTGCTGAGTTTGCCGCCATACCAGATGACGATGAGAATCGTGGTGGTGTTTGGTTGCGCACCAAAGTCGAACCAGAGTTTGGTACATACACTGAGTTCTTTCCACTACTGCTCACCAAACTGCGAGTGATGACACTCGAGGAAGCAAAGACTTATGTTGCAAAGATACGCAAAGAATTCATTTCAGATACTATGTATGCTACTGCTATTTGGTCTGGGATTGCTGGGTTCTATGGTCGTTACCCTCGCATACCTTATGGTCGTGCTACTGCATTCACTGATCACAACCGTGAGGTATTTGAGAAATGCTATCCGTTCGCACGTCGATTAGATCAAACCTTTGTTGACCTGCTACCAGTTCGCCACGCACGACAGAAGAAGTGTGCTGATCGAATGGATCCAAAGTTTCTGATTGGTGAAGACACCACGTTCACCACCATCACAGTCAACACGACAACCAAAGACCGCAATGCGCGTATGGCATGCCACCGTGACTCTGGTTCGTTGAACGAAGGTTTCAGCAACCTGACTGTTATCAGTGATGGTAAGAAAGACTGGAAGGGTGGCATGTTAGTATGCCCTGAAGTTCGCGCTGCCATCAATATCCGTCCAGGTGATCTACTGTTGGTAGACAACATGCGCGTCATGCATGCTAACACTCCAATTGAGGCACCTGACTCTGGCGAAGATGACCTGATGCGTATGTCACTTGTGTTCTACTTCCGCGAGGATATGTTGAAGTTGGGCACATGGGAATATGAGCACCTGCGTCGAGCATACGTTGACTCGCGTCGACTGAACGAAGAACACAAACTGTGGCGACCATACTGGAACGGTGTATCACCGAGCATGTGGGACGACAATGAGTGGTATGACTGGTTGACTGACAACGGTGGTGAGGAGATGACTCGAAAGTATCACCCCGAGTCGTTCGATGTTGCTGGTACTCTTGATGAATTTTTTGGATAGGATTATTATGATAGATTATAAGTATGACGAAGACGCACTGATCAAAGAACTCCAAGAGTATGTGGATGTCACATATGGTCAGCACTACTCGCAGGACAAGGTGCAGACAACTGAGTTTGTCATTGACGCAGGACACGGTGAAGGTTTCTGTCTCGGGAACGTCATCAAGTACACCCAACGATATGGCAAGAAGGAAGGTAAGAACAGGAAGGACTTGTTGAAGGTTCTGCACTATGGTCTGATTGCCCTGCACGTACATGATTTGGAAGAAGGTGTGTGAAGAAGATTTGGTACAAACAGAATAGAAACGGTACAGTGACTTTCTTTGAACACAACTCGCGTTTCCAACTGTCACTCGTGGCCACATACACCAACCGCAAAGCAAACTTTGCATATCCCAAATTCATATATGAGTGGATCGAAATACCATGTGCGGAGTAATTGGCGTACACATACCTAGAATTCGCCCGTGTCACCACGCTCTGGTCAAGAATCTATTTCTACAGAGCATGATTCGCGGCAAGCATGCCACGGGTGTTACCTTTCTGAAACAAGGCAAACTCACCACAATCAAAGAAGGCATCAGTGCCGACAAGTTCATGGACAAGCACAACGTTGCTGACTGGGTTGATGGCGACACACTCACGCTGATTGGTCACATTCGATACTCTACCTCTGACCTGCGACACAACCAACCATTCCAAGGTCGCGAGATGGCAATTGCCCACAACGGTGTTATCTCCCAAGACCCAGACGTTTGGGAATATGAAACAGAAACTCAAAACGACTCTGAGTTGATACTACGATGCATCGAGGCAGGAGACACTCCTCTCGAGG